GTCATCACCCTTCTTGACCGGTGAGTTTGCCTGCAGGATCTTGTCGGCAGCATTGCCGAAGGCACGGTGCGCGATATCCTGCACTGCGGCGGTCAGGTTGTGAGCGGCGCCGCTGTCAGGAGCAAACAGGAAGGTCGCGTCATACTTCGGATCGCCCCCCTGGAGGCCGGCGCGCGGCTCTACAAGAGACGGATAGCTGATGCGTACATCAGGCAGAAAGACTTTTACTTTTTCCATACTTAACCTCGATAAACGATTAAAAACGTAATTCGCGTTAATTCGCGTTTATAAACCCATAAAAACCGTTAAAACGTATTTCCTGCTTTAGCCTCCTTTGCTCTCGTCCGGATAATCCCCGGCGGTAAGCCCTGACGCTGATACAGCCTCGCGCCTGTCGGCGTCCTCAGCCAGTGTCAGAGCTCCTTCCGTCCTTGTGATGCCGTCTCGGATAGAGGCGGCCTGCTCATCCGTGAGCGTCTTATACAGCTTATCACACTGCGCCGGAGAAACAAGCTTTTTTACAAAAATTTGTGACTCAGTTAATCCCGCCGCTTTCATGGCCGCCTCGGTCGCTTTCTCGTCTTTCCACTTTCGCATGCTGCGCCCGTGCACCAGCTTCCATCCCGGAATAGCGTGCCCTGTCCTGATATCCTCCTGGGCGCGCTCTCTCAGCGCCTTTATCCATGCCTCGATAGCAGGCAGGCGCGAGAGGCAGTCAGACACCTCATCAGGCGTCAAAACCTCGGTATTGTGATTGCCCGCAGCGGCCTCGATGCAGTGATTCGCAAGAGCGCGGCAGGCATGGCGGTAGCGGCAGAACCGACACTGCTCGGAGCCGGGCAGGAACCGCAGGCCGGTGCCTTCATGCAGCTCCCTCAAAGCCTCGGCGGCGGCGGGCTTCATCGCGTCAGTCAGGCGGTAAAGATCCTCAATGCTGATTGTCCAGGTCTCCTGCCACTTTAACGGCGGCTGTACAATGGTCATGCGCACCTGCCTGATGCCGTAAGCCTTAAACTCCTCTGCGGCGGCACGCGCGTAAATCAGGAGCTGCAGATTGCCGACGGCTTTCACCCAGACACCTCTCCCGGTCTTGAGATCTACTATTTCAAGCGTACCCTGCTGTACTATCACCGCGTCCGAGGTGCCGAAGCACTCGGGCGCGAGCCACGAGCAGTCAAGATGGTGCTCCACCGCAAAGGCGGCGGCGCCGTCAGCCGCCTGCAGAACATAGTCGGTGTAGGGCTTCACCTCTTCTGCCAGAGCGCCGACATCGGGCGTCATGCCCTCAGCCCCCTCCGGCGCCCTGTAAGGCTCCCCGGTCAATGCGGCCTCGGCCACCGCATGCGCGATGGAGCCTTCAAGCGCATAGGGGCTGGTCTCCTCCGGCATGGAGGCCGTCATGGCCACCGACGCCGGGCATTTGAGCCACCTCGCGGCGGCGCTCGGTGAAAGAAGGGCGTGCGCTTTAGGTGCCATTATGCCGCCTCCCTGATAGCCTTAACGTCGTGCTCAACCCTGCCGTCAATCTCGGCGGCTACCTCGCCCCAGGCGGCAAAGGAGCGCTGAACAATCTTTTCAGCCACCTCGCGGCACCAGTCGTTCAGGCGCCCGGCGCCGTCGGCTTTTCCGTAGTAGTAGTCGCTCATGCGCTCATCATCAAGTCCGGCCTTGCGCAGTGCGGCGCGAAGCGCGTCTGATGCAAAAGCAAAGAGCGCCATGCTCAGCGCGCCGGTGTCGTCTCTCTGGTACCAATGGAGGCGCTTCATCTTAGCGTAGATGGCACGCGGCAGGAAGCCGCGCAGGTAAGTCTCGTTGGTCTCTGTATCTTTCATAATCTTTCCCCCGGTAAAATGCCCCGGCGTGCCGGGGCGCGTGCGTGTCAGTGTGTCAGTCAGCCTTTGCGATGCTGCGTGCGGTGCTCCACTCGGAGCCGCGATGAACCTTGAAGAGCAGGTCGTCGTGCATGTCCATCGAAGCCCGGTTCTCCTTGAACCACTCTTCGGTCTCGTCTGCGAGATCCTCGACATCGCGGCCGTCGTCTTCCTGGTCAACCCAGTCGATAACCTCCGGCACCGGCAGGCGGCGCCCGTTAATGCTTACTACCTCAATCCATGCGTGTTCCATAATCTTTTCCCTCGGTTACCGGCGCCCTCGCGCCCTTGAGGTCAGTTTACTCTTTTGAGAAAGACATTACAAGAGATTTTTAACACTTTTTTGTGCGTTTATCCCAAAATGTGATATCAGTCATAAAATTTGACGATCCTGCCAGCTTTGTCGCGCGATATGCCGAGGGCGCGCGCCGCCTCGGCAAGCGTGTCATAGCACACGCCCTGATACTCGCATGGCCTGCGGCGGGGCTTACGCCGCGACGCCTTCGGCCTGTCGCGGCGCATCAGGCGCTCGCTCATAGCGCTATGCGTGATGCCGAGAGCCTTTGCCGCGGCGGTGATGGAGGGATAGTCAACCCCCTCCCAGGTGCAGGGCTTCCGGCAGCTCATCTGACGGTCAACAGGCAGATCAAGCGGGATATTATGCCTGAGCCGGTATATACAGCAGACGTCTGTCAGATGATACGCCGCAGCAAGGGCTGTCATGGAGCAGTACTTTTTGCCCGCGTACTCAATCCTGGCAGGGCGCGTTTCCTCGGCAAAAGAGCGCGCCTTCCCCCAGCCGATGCCCAAAGCGCGCGCCATCGCCCCAATGCTCCGGTAGCGTACGCCCTGAAACTCGCAGTCCAGGCGTGCCGGCCTGCGGGACTTTTTCCGCGGCTTTCCATAGCCGCGCGAGATGCGGTACCACATAGCCGATGCGGTGATGCCGCAGGCCTCTGCCGCAGAGGCTATCGTAGGATACAGCACACCATCCCACACAACCCGCCGGGGATGGCCGCATCCCCGCGGCGCGTCAATTTGAAAACCGCCAGTTTGTTTAGTCCGCATGGTTGTATGACTCCACTTCGGCGTTCTCGATATCGGGCAGGTACACGCGGGCCATGTCGAGATGCAGGTCATAGATATCATCCTCAGCTGTCAGCTTCGGCGCCTTGTCCTTCGCGTACATCACCGCCATGCGCTCCAGCCTGTCGCCGAATACATCCCTGACGCTGAAACGGTATTTGATCTGGCTCTTTGCCTCGGCAATAAAATCCTTAACCAGCTCGCCCTCAAGCCGCGGATCCTCAAGTCCATCAAGGTGATAGTAGTCGGCTACTTTTGTCCTGCAAACACTCATTTCGTGCTCCTTCCTTAATGCCTCGCCCTTCCCGTAGGGCAGCCTCAAATCCTTGTACATCGCGACGTGGCTCCTGTAGTATTTCCCGCCGTACTCACATGTCCGGCGGAGCGGCCTTGCCGTCAGATGCCCGCTGCGCACGCGGTAGCGCGCGGCACCCTCAGGGATGCCCAATGCTCTCGCATATGCCGCGATTGACGGATAGGACATGCCGTCAGGTGTAACAACCTCAACTCGCGAGACGCCCGCGGCGTGCTGTCCTGGCACGCCCTTCGGAGCATCCAGTGGGATCCCGGCGTAGCGGCGGAAGTAGTACAGCATCTTGCTCAGCCCGTAATACTCCCGCAGCGCGGTAACAGACTTAAACCGCCTGCCCTTGTACATCACCGGCTTACACCTCATTGCTATACCCCATCTGATGCAGGCGGTTATAGGCCTCTACCTGCCTGCCGTACTCCTCGGTGCTCATAAACTCACTCATGATGCGCCTTAACTCCTCCTGCGCCTCTTTGTCGCAGTCCTGCACAGCTGTCTCATACTGGCCGAAAACCGCGAGCGGCACGAAGTCAGGATCCTCCATTGCCGCAAAAAGGTTAAAGGGCATGTAGGCGTGCGGATCGCGGTCAAGCAGGTAATGCCGCATCGCGTCAAGCGCGAAAAAATCCCCGGCGGCGGCGCGCGCCATTGTACGCAAGGCCAGGAGCGTCTTAATGTCAATCAGCTTCATCATTCTCCCCCATTCTCCCACACTGACAAAGGAACATAGTTAATCAACGGCTGAAATCTAACCCGCTTGCCCGTTTCCCTGCAATAGAACCAACCGCCGTTAAATGGTGTAGCCTGCTCATCCTTAAAAAAGAACATACTAATACCCTCGTAAGACTCTCTGTAATTCAACTCTGCCTTATTCTTGACTTCACGCATGAAATACATTTCTCGGTTGATACGCGCAAAACCATCGTATCCGAAAGAACCACAGTAAGCGAACAAGAACCCTTGCCCAGTCTGCATAGTCTCTTTGTTGCACTTAAGCATAATTGGCGTCAGATGATACGTATATCTATCATCCCGCCACGGTTTGACGTCTGACCAAACATCCCCCTCGTACCATTCGGTTCTTTCACATGGAAATTCATAGTTGTAACATCTCTGAGAAAGAAACTCTCCACTCCTTTTGCTCATCTTGTATATACCACCTTGTATTTCCCTTCCGGCAGCTCGCATTCTTCCGCGAGCGTGCACATTGTCGTGAAAATCCCATGCCTGACAGCTACTATAGCGCCGCTGTAGTGGCTGATATAGACTACCGGCGTGCCGACACAGTACAGGATAACAAATCCCAGGATTGCGCCGTTTATCGCGGCGCAGATGCGCATAATTATTCTACCCATACGAGATCATACTCTGCCGGTACATGGCAGTCCTGGCCGACCTTGCAGGCGTGATAGCCGGTGCCGTCCTCCCAGCCCTTCACCTCCCCGGTGCTGTTGCTCTGGTAGACCTGCGGCAGGCCTGCGAATGCGGCGCCCGTCATGGCGCCGATGGATGCGGCAAGGAGTGCCGCCGCGATAAACTGTAAAACCTTCATGGTGTTTTCTCCTTAAAAAGCCCCGGCGCACCGGGGCGGATGCTGTTCAAAGCCTGACGTATCCGTAGTAGGCGGTAACCGTCAGGGCTTCGCTGTCCTCTTTGCAGTTGATGAGGCCTCGGAGACCGAAGCGCCTGGTGTACCCGTTGTCGCGGCAGAAGCAGCCGCGGCAGTACTCGAGGGTCTCAAGCACCTCGGTGAAGGCCTTAGCGGTCTTGCACTTGTAGCGGATCCAGCCGGTGCGCGCATCGCGATCCGGGGAGTAGGTGATCTCGCCATCCTCCTCCAGAAGATTCCAGGTCCAGGGTTCTGCGCAGTGCCTGATGTCCCTGACAAATTCAATCGCATCG